TAGTGTCTTTCTCTCAAAATGTCAGCGGTCATGAATTTGGGTTTAGGAGGCGCCAGTAATGCCTAGGGGTGGAAATAATCGAAAACCCGCAGAGGTCCATGTTGCCGAAGGAACATACCGAAAAGATCGGCACCAAGAAAAAAAGAACGACCTTCCGGTAGCGATTGACGCAGTCAACCCGTCTCCGGCAGTTCCTTCTTCGGTTCACTCCGAATGGAAGGTAGTAACGCAGCGCCTCGTCGGGCTCGGAATTCTTCTCGATGCAGATCTTCCGTTGCTTGAATCCGCGTTTGTGCTACTGGCAGACGCTCGCTACTATCACGATCTCATCGAGCGCGTGAAAAAATCAATCGAGGAAATGGAAGAAGAAAATACCGTCGAGGCAGCTATGGCGCAGGCTGAAGCGGTGAAAGCTCTGGTGTCTTTGAACGGGATGCACATCAAAGCTCTGACTTTGTTTACGGGAATTGTTTCTCGGTTCGCCATCTCGCCGAGCGAGCGGGCAAAGATTCTTCACGCTCTTCCCAAGCGAAAAGATGAGAACGAGAAGCCGAAAAAAAGCATCCGCGCAATCCTGAAAAAGTAATCGAGCAACCAGCGGTGAACGTCGTGATGACGTCCAGGGGCAACTATGAAGCGGTACTACCAGTACGTCGAAGACATCGATTCGGGAAAGGTCCTCGCGTGCGACGCGGTCAAGAAAGCCATAGCGCGCTTCCAGCGCGACCTTGAAAAAAGCAAAAAGCGTACATCCCGCTATAAGTTCGACGAGGAAGCGGCAGATCGGATCATTGACTTCGCCGAGGCCCTCGTACAGTTCGAGGAGCCTTTCACCGGGGAGTACATCACCCTTGAGCCGTGGGAATGCTTCCACTTTGCGCAACTCTACGGCTGGGTCAACAAAAAGGCCGGGAAGCGCCGCTTCAAGAAGTCGCTGCTTTTCATGGCCCGCAAGCAAGGAAAGACGATTATCGCGTCGGTGATCGCCCTATTCGAGATTCTGACGAAGGCAGGAATCGAGGCCTACTCCCTGGCGACGAAGCAGGAGATCGCAAACAAGACTCTTCGCAACCTCAAGGCCTTTATCTCACGGAGCGAAGATCTTGCCGAGCTCCTCAAGGTTTACACCTTTTCCATCCAGAACCCTGAGAATTTCTCCTACTTCAAGCCGCTCTCCCGAGACGCGAGCCTCGACGGCCTCAACCCGGCTGTGGCCATCATCGACGAGCTCGCCGCGCAGAAGGACTCCTCGGCCTATAACATCCTGACCTCCGGCATGGGCACGCGCTCCGAAGCGCTCACCGTCATCATCTCAACCGCGGGCTACGGGCAATCGAATCCGCTAGTAGAGGAGTACGAGTATGGGAAGAAGATCTTGGAAGGGATCGTGGAAGATGAGGCTTACCTTGTGGCGATCTACGAATACGACAAGGAGGACCGGTGGGACGATCTTTCCGTTCTTCAGAAGTCGTGCCCGAATCTCGGCGTCTCCGTCCCGCTCGCCTATTTTGAGGAGCAGCTCCGACAGGCCCGCATGATCCCAAAGCTGGCCGCGGAGTACAAGGTAAAGTACTGCAACATTTGGCAGAGCGCAAACGACACCTGGATACCAGACTCGCTGTGGACGCGCAGCCGAAACGCGGCCAAGAAGCACCGCTCTGAGCTTGCTCCGGAGAAACTATCCGCGGCTCCGTGCGTCATCGCTTTGGACTTTTCCACAATATGGGACTGGACGGCCGTATCCAGATATTACTACCTTGAGGTTCTGCACAAGTATGCGGCCATCCATCGCTTCTATATCCCTGGTGACCAAGTCGATACAAAGGTCCACATGGAAAACCCGGCGATCAGGAAGTGGATTGAGGAAGATCGCGTCGTAGCCACGCCCGGGGAGTCCATCGACTATAAGTATTTGTTCGATGACGTTGGGAGCTATCTTGAGAAAGACAACGTCCTAGCAATCACATACGACCCGGCAAAAGCCAAAGAGTTCGAGCAAGCTTTCGCGTCGCGAGCGACCATCGTACCGTTTCCGCAGAAGTCGCAGTTCATAAGCCCTGCCGCAAAAGCATGGGAGAAGGCGATCGTAGAAAATCAGATCATCGACGACGACCCGGTCATCCGCTGGATGCTGTCCTGCGCGATCAACAAGGCAAACTCGGACAGCGGGTCGTACTTCATCACGAAGTCCGCAGTCGCGAAGGGGCGGAAACGAATAGACGGCGTTATCACATCGCTGATGGCGTTTTCTGTTCTTCAAGCGCAAATGTTTGAACTGATGAAACCAAAGCCTAAAATATTCGACTTATCAAATATTAAGTACTAGACTTGTAGCGTTCTGAAAAATGTGCTACGCTATTTGTAGAGCCAACCATCATGTCGGGAGACAGCATGGGTGTATGGAACCGCCTCTTTTCGAAAAGGAATACAACTCCTTCCCCGTTTTCTACCACCCCGGGGGCGGTTTCTTCGTTTGCCTATTCCGATCTCCGAAAAAATCCCACTGTAATAGCCTGCACCTCGATCATATCGAACGCAATCGCCATCTTACCCATGAACCTTTATTTCAAAAACCCGACCACGGGCGCCCGGCAGAAAGCCGCCTGGCATCCGCTGTATAGACTGCTGCGCCGCAGGCCGAACCTTTCCGAATCCCCCACTGTTTTCATCATCAAAATGATGCGCCACATCATCACTAAAGGGAACGCTTATGTTTCCCTGGGGAAAGACGCCAAGGGCGACATTGTTTCCCTGCGTCTCTTGGATCCGCAATACATCACCGAGGAATATTCCGGCTACGATACCCGATGGTACTATCACGGCGCAGCGCTTAACTCGGAAGACGTGCTCCACATCCCCAGCCTGATCACCGACGAACACGGCAAGGGGTATGCGCCGTCTGAGCTGGTCAAGGCTGCCGTATCGCTGGGGATCCAGCTAGATGAATATTCCCTGTCCTCATTCGGAAACGGCCTCAATACCAAGTTGCTTTTGGATATCGCCGAGATGACCGCCGACCTTCCTGATCAGGAAGCCGCGCAAAAGCTTGCGCAAACCGTGGGCGACTACGTGCGCCGGAACTACACCGGCCCGGAAAACTCCGGGAAACCGCTCATTCTCTGGACCGGCATGAAGGCTACGGAGCTAAAAAATCAAAGCTCCAATCGGGATGCCGAGCTGCTCGAATCCCGAAAATTCCAAGAGACCGAAATCTGCAAGGGCTTCGGCGTGCCGCCTTGGATGGTCAACGGAACCTACGACGTGAAATACGGCGGTCTTGAACAAGCCATGACGGTCTTTGCCAATTTCACCCTGGCCCCCTATCTCCGGAACATCGAGCAGCGCTTCGCGACTTTGCTCAGCGCCTATGAGCAGGAGGCCTACTATTTCGAGTTTGACCTAAACGTCCTATTGCGCTCGGACGAAAAGAGCCGTGGCGAATTCTATTCCAAGCTTTTCAGCATGGGCGCCATCTCCCCCGGGGAAATCTGCGCCAAGGAAAATATCGACGCGCCAAAAGAAGGCGCCGACGCCCGATTCGTGCCGGCCAACATGATGCCCCTGCGGGATGACGTATTGGATGCGTACATGGCCGGAGCCAAGCTCAAGGCGGAAGAGCTTATCGCCGGGAAATCCACCACGCAGGGAAAAGACCCTGCATCCGCCGCGGGCGATCAAGCCCTGTAGGAGCAACCATGGAAAAGAAACAGCGCGTCCTCGACGCTTACAGCAAAGTTGAGACCCGCAAGGAAGCGGGGAAAATGTATATCGACGGGATGATCCCATACAACTCCCGGTCTGAGGAAATGTGGGGCTTTGTCGAGCAGATAGCCCCCGGGGCGTTCAAGCGCACGCTGGGCGTAGGTAAAGACATATTTGCCTTCTGGGCTCATGACTCATCCAAGGTGCTCGGATCCAATAGGGCCGGCACCCTGGCATTCGAAGACAAGACCGATGGGCTGCACTTCTCCGTGGAGCTCCGAGAGAATGAGGTATCAAAGGACTATTTCGAAGCCGTCGAGCGTGGAGACGTGACCGGCGTTTCATTCGGCTTCTACGCCGAGCGGGAAGAATGGGACAACACCCAGGAACCAGCCGTCCGCACGCTCAAGGAAATTAACCTGCTTGAAGTATCGCCGGG